GATGCGAACGGTGCAGTTGCGTGGCAAGTGGGTGGACATCAATCCTTCTACATTTGACCCTACCATGCGGATAAGTGTCAACCCCACCCTTGGCAAGGGTTCGGATATGACGCGGCTGATGGTTCTGCAAGACGTCAAGGCAACGCAGACCACCATCATGACCCAATTCGGCGTGGAGAACCCGCTTTGCGGCATCCAAGAGTTCCGAAACACTCTCACGGACATCCTTGCTATCGGGAATGTCAAGAACGTTGATCGTTACTACCGTGAAGTTAGCGAAGAGCAGGTAAAGGCTATCGCGGCGACACCGAAGGAACCCGATGCGGCTACGCTCCTTGCGCAGAGCGAGATGGAAAAGAACCGCGTCAAGATGGCGACGGAAATCAGCAAGTCCAACTTCGCCGATCGAAAGCTACGGGTAGACGACGACTACCGCCGCGACGAAATGATGGTCAAGGGATTGCTCGACGCGGCCAAGATAGAGGCCCAATTCGCTGTCGATGTCAACGAGGCGGAAATTGAAGCTCAGAACACACCCGATGAAGTGCCACAACCCGCGCCAGCGCCTCTTCAAATTCCTGACCAAGCGCGGGCAATGATGGGAGTACCAGATGGAAGCGCAGGACCAGAAGCCCCGCCTCAGTAATTTCGAGGTCGAAGAGAGGGCGGCGGCGGCAGAAGGACTATTAAATAGTCCTGTGTTCAAATCGGCGATCGAAGACATATATTCCAGATCACTAGGAACACTAATAAGTGGAGATGTCGGTAGCTTGACAGCGGGGCAGGCCCATGCTATGCTCAAGGCCATCACTGAACTCAAAGCTCAGTTAGAACAGTACATCGCCGACCATAAGGTAAGGCAGAAGTACAACAAAGGGGATAAATAATGGCCGATGAACCTTCTGCAGCCACCCCGGTCGCCGTGGAATCCATGTTCCCCAACGTTGGAGCGGGAATCGAAGTCGATGACGAAAGCCCCGCTAAGGGCGGCGGCGATGATGAACCCGATCCGGAGGTAAAGATCTATGGCAAAGATAGTAAGGCCGATCCAAGGGATCCTAGCGAAGAAGATGGACCAGATAGCGACGGCGACGATGATGACGGGGAGGCAGGAGAGGACGAGTCCGACGACGGGGATGACGACGATAGAGCAGAAGAAGGGGAAGATCAAGAGGAAGCCGCCATTCTCGCAAGGGAAGTCGAAGTCACCGTGGACGGGGAACCTGTAAAGGTATCCGTCAAGGAAGCTCTCGAGGGCTACGTCCGGACCCAGACTTTCCACCAACGAATGAACCAGCTGGACGAGGCGAAAAAGATAGTTCGCCGCGCCGCCGCCGATGCCGTTCAGAATTACGAATACTCGATGAACGTCGCCAAGCAGATGCAAGAGCATATGAAGGTGATGATTCCGCCCGAACCCAATTGGGACGAGGAATTTGCCAAGGACCCCGCCAAGGCGCGGGAACTACAGCGTTACCACGAGAAGGCCAACGGCTTCCGCGCACAGTTGAACGCGCAGATGAACGAAGCCCAACAAAAAATGGTACAGTCGAATCAAGCCAAGCTAGCGGCTTTCGCTGAGGAAGAATCCGCCAAGTTCGAAGCTTCGAACCGCAAGAATTGGTCAGACCCCAAGAAGAAGGCAAAGGACCTCGTTTCGATGAGGAAGACTGGCCTTTCGTCCGGGTTCACCGAAGAAGAATTGTCGCAAGTGTACGACAGCAGAATGCTTCAGGTTCTCCTGAAGGCATCTAAGTATGATCGCATGATGGCCGCAAAGCCAAAGCCAGTCGTGACGAAGCCGCAAGGCAAGCCGATATCTCCGGGAGCGGGAAGCGCCAAACAGCGTACGGCTCAGAAGGGTGTATCTTCGGCAATGAAGAGGCTCAACCGCACCGGTAGCTTGAACGACGCTGCCGTTGTGTTCGATCAACTCATTGCGAGAGGTAGTTAAATATGCCCGTTACAACCGGTGCTTTCACCACTTACGGAGCGAAGGGTAATCGCGAAGACCTTTCCAACTCCATCTACAACATCGACCCATTCGACACCCCCGTGATGTCGATGTCTCGCCGCCGCAACGCGAAGAATCGGACTTTCGACTGGCAGACCGAGAATCTCCCCGTCGTTGATCCGAACAACGCGCAGCTCGAAGGCTTCGTGAACGTCAATTCGGCGTCCACCCCGACTGTCCGTTTGACCAACGTCGCGCAGATCTCGAAGCGCGATGCGACCGTTTCCGGTTCGCAGGAAGCTGCCGACGCTGCTGGCAAGGGTTCCGAGCTTGGTCACCAGATGGCCATGGCTTCCAAGATCCTCAAGTCGGACATGGAAACCATCATGTGCTCGCGTCAAGCCCGTGATGACGGCGATGCGGTCACCCTTCCGAGGAAGACCGAAGCCATCGCACATTGGCTTGGTCGCGCCAAGGATAAGCTCGGCGCAGCTGCCGGTGCTGTCATCGGCGTTACCGCTGGTCTTCCGGTTCTGGCCACCGATGCTTTCGCTGCCGTCGCGGGTGCTTCCCAGGTCGCTTTCACCGAAGTTATGGTCGGTGACGCGATGCAGAAGGCATACACCAACGGCGCTTCGCCCGACAACCTTGTGGTCCCCCCGGCTATCAAGCGTACTGTATCCACCTTCGACGGTCGGAATGGTTCGCAGATTCTCGTCGGCAAGACCGAAGTGGTCGCAACGGTGGATATTATCGCCACCGATTTCGGTCGCATCAAGGTCCTCCCGTCGCGTTGGGTCCCGGCTGACGTTTCGTTCATTCTGGACGCGGATTTCCTCGCTACCGCGTTCTATCGGAACTTCAAGACGGTGCCCCTCGCCAAGATGGGCGATGCCGAAACCCGCATGATCCTGTGCGAGTGGGGCGTCGAAATGCGCAACCCGCTCGGCCACATCATGTTCAACGGTGTGAAGCAGGGTGCGGTAATCACGACGCTGGTTTCGAAGAACATGATGGAAGCAGCTACCAAGCCGCACTCCACCGATATGTTGCTCGACGACCGCAAGTAATCTTCCTCAATGTTATCCTCCCCCTTAACTGGGGGAGGTTTTCCATTCACGGGAGAGAACTATGCCGAGTAAGACGCCCAAGCAGGCTCGTACAATGGCCGCCGCTGCGCATAACCCCAAGTTCGCCAAGAGCGTCGGGATTCCGCAGAAGGTCGCCAAGGAATTTAATAAGGCCGATAAGGGAACGGGCAAGATTCGGCCTAAGAAAAAATAGTGGGCATATTTCCTGCGGATAGGCCAAAGCCAGCGGGTCTGCTCGACATGGTTTATAACACCGGCACCGGTTTATACCGGGATGCTGGTCGCGCTTTGGGTTGGTTCGCTCGACAGGCTGCCAAGCCAGACGCAGAAGTTCAGTCTGATTTCCGGAATTTCGCTTCCGACATGGGGACGAGTCTTGCTTCTATACCGAAGCAAGCTATCGGGGCTTCTACTGAGGCTGTTGAAACCGGCAATTATAATCCCGCCCCAATCGTTGATGCAGCGATGCTTCCGATGGGCGGTCCCGCCGCCAAGGCGGGCGAAATGGTGCTCAGCGCGGGTGCCAAAAAGGCCACCCCTCTTTTAGGCGTTGTGCACGGGGCCGGTTCCCCCGCAGAGTTTAAAGGCTTGTTAAGCCCTCCTCCTACTCATGATTTGGGAATACACACCGCCATTGCACCGCATATAACTACAGGCTATGCTCTTAAGCACGGGTCTGACCTCAATGCTTGGCCTTATGTGGTTGGACCCAACGATAAACCAAAAATAGATTTTATGAGTAAGAAAAGGTTTGATGCCCCCGACGCTTCGGGGCCAAGGACTAAGCCTTATTTGTTGGACGCCGACGGAACAATGAAATTCCCAATAGATGCCGGGAAATGGAATGAGCCGTGGTCTGTTATAACGCCGATAGAAGACGAAATGAGGGCGGGTAAGCCCTACCCTAGGGGATTGCTGGAGGATTTACACAATATATCTGGCTCCGATGAAATGTGGCAAAGTCAATTCGGCCCCATGATGCAGGATAGGGGTATAAATCATTTGTTTTATCCCCACGCGGGCAGTTGGAAACCTGATTCTTTTCTAACTTTCGATCCTAATAAATTGACACCTCGATATTCCCCCGAGGGGGTGAAACTTGCCGAGGAACGTGGGGTAGTAGAACCC